CTGGAGCAAAAGGAACTGTTTGATTAAAATCTACTGCAACCCTATTTCCAGGAGGAGTTAATTCATCTTTATATTTTTGTTGTGCAACTCTAATATTTTTAGTGCGTTGCATTTCTTCTAGCTGTTGATTCATCATTGCGTCTTTACCCATTTGGTCAAAAGGACTTTGAGCTGCTTGTACACCAGCTAGTCCAGCTTTTGCTAAATATGGAAAAATACTTCCATAACCTTGATTTTTAGGTTGTGCTGCATACGCTAATCCTGTGTTTAATAAACCTTGAAATACAGATTGTTTATTAGCTTTTGCTAACATATCTTCATAATTAGCATCTCCTAATAAGCCCATTTCAGCCATTTTTCTCATGTTGGCGTTAGGTGACGCACCAAACATATTTGCATCGTCTGGAACTAAATTTTTTAAAAAGTCTACTGGGTTAAATGCCATGTTTTTTTATCCGTAAAAGTTTGGTCGGTTTAAATATTGTGATCTTAATTTTTCTTCTTCTGTTGGCATCTGTGTGTTTTGTATTTGACTGTTTAAAGGAGGAGCAAATACAGTTTCTTTTCGTTGTGCCATTCCAGGTCTAGGAGCTTCCATTCTTTGTGTTGGTCTATTCAGTAATCCTTGTGCCTGCATCCCTACACCTAACTGGTCAGCAAAAGACATATCACTAAAACCATCTACAACAAAATCTTTACCTTGTGTAAATAAATTTGGTAAACTATATTCTGCTAATTTGTCTAAAGGTTTTAAGTTAGTAGGAACACCTTTTGAATTTGTTAATGAAGATGGATAGCTACCTGTAGCAGCCACAGGAGCTGCATTAGGTAAAACAGTTGGCACAGTTGGACTAAAACCTGTCATACCACCTAATGAGCCAGAAGCATATCCGCCACCAAGATTTGCAGCGGTAGTAGTTCCACCTAATAAACCTGAACCTCCAGCTCCAGCAAATCCTGTCATGGTAGCTCCTGTAGGTCCTAAAGTTCCAGCAGTAGTAGCGGCTGCAGTTCCAGAAGCTAATGCTGGTGCTGCGGGGAGCATTGCTCCACCACCTAAACCAAGTAAAGCTCCTTTAGTACCATCGCCACCCATTTGTTTATCAATAACATAACCACCTGCTGCCATAGCTAAAGGAATCCACCAAGCCATTATTTACCACCTCCACTAGAGGTAGTTGTTGAGTTCATAGGAGTAGGTGCGCCATAAACTGAACCTAGATAATTTTGTAATTTTTGTTGTGGAGCATTTTGTCCATAATCATATCTTTGAATGTCACCCTGTAATTGTTTAAGACTTTGAGCTTCATTAGCTTGACCTACATTCATAAGCTGTTGTATGTCAGAATAATCTTGATTTGCTATGTTTGCAGCATTTCCTATTGCTTGATCTTGCCTAGCTCTTTCACTAGCATAATTTTGATAAGCCAATTCTGAACCTCTTGAAGATAAAGCATTTGCTAGATTTTCTGATGCTTGTGATTCCATTTCTCCCATAGCTCCAGAACCATATCTACCTGCACCTGCTGTTCTTGCACCTATATCTCTAATAGCTGTATTAAATTCTGATACAACTGGTCTAGCTGCACTTCTCATCATGTCTGCAAAATAAGGATTGCCTGCTGATAATCTATCACCTTGTATTGTGCTTAATGCTTGAGTTTGAGCTGCTGGAATTAATGGGCTTCCTGTTCTTGCTCTTGCTTCTGCTAAACCTAATCCTTCTGTTGTTTGTGTTGATTGATCTACATAAGTTTGACCTGGATAATAAGTTGGTCCATCAGCTTTATATAAATCTTGTGCCTCATCTAATCCATAACTAATGTAAGGCTTTAACATAGGGTCAATTTCTTGTTTAGTTTGTTGAGTTTGACCACCGCCACCTTTGTGGAATTGTCTACCCAACTTACCATTGTCAATAGATTGATTTCCGTCTAGTTCTGGAAAATAATCGTGCATCATAATTTTAGCTCCATTAATGTGTACTTCTTTTTATAGTTGTATAGTCTTGACCAAAGTCTTTCTATACTTTCAAATTTAGTAGAGCCTTGAATACAAGTTCCACCATTACTTTTTGCCCAATTTTTAAATTGTTCAAATCCTTTTTTAGTATTTTTACCACCTATATAAGTGATGTAACATACCCTGTCGTTAGGGTACATAATCCATTGCACAGTTAAAGCACAGTAACATTTATCATCTTTCATTAAGAGTAATAATTGTTGTTGCCCTTGTGATACCATTAATTTTAACTGATCTGCTGTAAACTCGTCATTACCTTTATCTAAAGCTAGTTGTAATAATGGTTCAGCTAGATGCCAATACTGTTGTACATGAGTTGTGGGTACTATGTATAGTTTCATAACACAATAATAACACTTAACCTACAATAATATAATCAAAGTTTAAGTCTGTACTTGCAACACTTGTGTGAGTTATAACTACACTCCCTTTTGCTTTAGTAGAAATATAAGGATTCTGTGCTGCTGCATTTGCAGTTAATGGTGATAATAAAATAACACTATCAAAACCTAATCTTTCATCATTTAATGTTGTTGTTGTTGTAGAAGCTGCTAATGTAACTGTGCCTGTATTATTAGTTTTACCATTGACAGCATTATTTACCACTTCAGCTACTTCTCTTGGATTAGAACCCATATAATTTAAGGTTCTATACATTATCTATTGCCTTGTGGTTTAACATCTATATCTACTGCCATAGCAGTTGTCCAGTTACCTGTCGGACTAACTTCTAATCTATGGTATCTTCCAGCACTTCGTAGATCTGCTCTACCCTCTGCTGAAGTAGTAGATGAATCTCCAAATATAACTGCATCATCTAATTCTCTACGACTTGCTATTTTAATTGTAGCTGAACCATTATCAATTTGTGGTCTTGCTAAAGTGACAACAGAATTATATCCAACTTCTACATCTGTAGTAATGAGTTCAGAGTTATAATCTGAACCAGTAAATGTTACAATTTTAGTATCTTCTGCACCAGCAAATAAGAATTTACCACCAACCCATAATCTTGCGTCTAACGAGGCTGGCATAGTATCTATGTCTGTGTACCCTAGAGTACCTAAACCTTCTAAAGTCGTTCCAGCAGTCGCTATATCGCCTACAACAGTTGCTACTGTATCAGCTCTTGACCATCTCTGTAATTGCCAATTGTAAATAAGAATACTTCTGCCACCACTATTATTTGCATAATTCCAAACTACTATTTTTCTTTTAGGGTCAGCAGATGATGACATAGAATCTATACTTTCTAAAAGTACATCATTAAAGAAATACTTATCTATTTTTTCATTTCCAATTCCTGTAACTGATTGACCATCTGTTTGATAAAATCCATCATCAGATAAAAAGAAACTTAATCCACCATATTGTGCTATTGAGCCACCTGCTATACATCCTAATCCTCTTGATATAGTATCAAACTGAAAGAATAAAGGAGAGCCAGTATATGACATTCTAGCTATTGCTTTTTCTAAAAATACAATTCCAAATTCACCGCCAGTAATGCCAGTAATATTTCCACCATCAGGCATAATCTGAAAATCAGATTGTGAGGTTGTTCCAGATACCCAATCGGTGGCATCATTAATATCCGACCATTGAACTTTATTAGCTGTACTTCCTATGTTGGCACATACTACAAAATCTCTTACCACTGTAATAAACTTTGCTCTAGGAGCTGCTGTTGCTAAATCAGCAAATGCTGTAGAAGTACCTATTGTCCATCTTTGTACTTTAGCTGTATAATTTACTGCTAAAACTTCAGCACCAAATAATGCAAAATTCCATGTAGATGTTCCTGTATATCCACCTGCTAATGATTTATCTTCTAATGCTTCTGTAGCTGCGTTAAACTTAAATAACTTACTAGCTCCACCTGCAAAAATAACTACCTCTGAACCAAATTTAGCTGCATATACAGAGTTTAAGTTTTCAGATGCTGCACCACTAAAGTCTACTGCATTTGGAAAAGGCGAATATCCTACTGATACTGGAAATACATTTTTAGCATCAATTAAACTTCCAGCATTAGCTGGTTGGTCTGGTAGCCATTCTGTGAACTGCAATCTTGTTGTTGGCATTAGTTTACCTGACCTCCTGATATTGTTCCTGATGTAACATAAGTAATATAAGAATGTCCATCTATAGCATTACCTGCTGTGCCACCTGGATATACAACTGCTGCACCATTTTGACCTAAATTACCACCAGTTCCACCTATTCTAGTTCCAGTTCCTCTTGTGTCATCAGAGCCAGCACCGCCTAATGTTATTGTTCCATCTGATGCTCTAGGAGAGGTATTTAATCCACCTCTACCACCAGCTCCTATTCCACCATAACCTTCTGCAACAGTTCCAGAAAATCCTTGATTAGATGTTGGTACACCATCACCAGGAAGTCCAGTTTCTGTTTCTGTGGTAAAATGCCAGCCACCTGCACCACCTCCACCACTTCCAGCAGGGTGATAAACTACACGACCACCAGCTCCGCCACCACCACCACCACCACCACCAATAATTCCATTATTAGTTAATGACATTGGAAATCTTGTTTTTAAACCAACACCACCATTTCCTCCAGGTTGCCCAGCCGCTCCCTCACCTTGAGTCCCATATCCACCATTACCACCTCTTCCAGCAATAATTGCATCACTTGGTAATGAAAGTCTTACAGAACTTCCAGAAGGTAATGAGCCAACATCAAATGCAGGAGTAGCTGCTAATGTAGATACAAAATAAGTACCATCTGCTACTGTTACAGAAACAATGGTTGGTGCAGTAATTCCTAAATAAGTAGCTAAATTAAAATCTTTTTGTAGTCCAGATAAGCTAACATAAGTAACACCAAATATTAATTCCCAAGTGCCTGAATTTTTAGCATAAACTTCATTTACTTGTTTCCATACGCCACCATCTTTAACAAGCACTTCTTTAACTTCTTTAAAAGTTCCGCCATCATTAACATTAAGAGATGACATTGTTTAAACCTTATACCAAATATCACCATCAGCACCACCACTAGGACTAGCAGTAGAAATTGTTTTTGTTCCAGTAGCGTTACTTCCTATAGAAGTTACATTTATAGAATTAATAGAGCCTGCGGTTGTCCATGTTCCACCAGTAATATTAACAGCATTAGCATTTTGAGTGGACATTGTGCCTACAGTTCCAACTTTAGTATTAACAAAAGCGGTAGTGGCTAATTGAGTTGTGTTAGTTCCAGCAGAAGCAGTTGGTCCAGTTGGTACACCACCTAATATAGTTGTTCCTGTTACAGATAAATTACCACCAACTACAAAGTTATCTCCATCAGAGCCTACTTGTTGCTCTTTGATCTGACTCATTGCCATTCTAATAGCATTATTCACATTTGCTGGTGGCATACCTTCCGCAATATTAATTCCACCTATGTCTGTATTGTCTGCTGGCGTTGCTGACCATTCACTTATTTTATCTCTACTCATAATTTATACTATCCTATTCCATGTGTTTGAAGTTACAGGTACTACTGTCCAATTGTTACCTTGAATATGTCCATCTGCTATTACTGTTCCTGTTGCTGATATTGCTGCATCACCTGACCAAGTGACTACACTACTTGCAGTTACAGTTGCAGAACCAGTAATGCTTCCCTCTGCTGATACTGTAAATCCACCTATTCCTGCTAAAGTGCCAGTTCCAGATATAGAGCCTGTTCCATAAACAAACTGTCCAGCAGTTAAGGCGACTACTGTGCCTGTTCCTACTATTGCTCCAGTACCTAATACTATTTGACCTGCTGTTATTACAGCTAAAGTAGCTGTTCCATTTATTCCAGCATTTCCCTCTACGATCTGACCAGTAGTTATAACTGATAAAGTAGCTGTGCCATTTACACTTCCAGTTCCATAAACAAATTGTCCTGCTGTCAGTACAGTTACAGTTGCAGTTCCATTAATTGCTGCAATTCCACTAAATGTAGAACTTGCTAACGAGCTGAATGGTACTTCTGAATATGTACTTATACCAAACATTGTTTATCCTTTTGGATTATCTGTTTTTACTTTTGCTATTGCATCTGCCCATGTTGTTGTGCCATCAACTGAATCATGATATTGCATATCAAATTGGTCGCCTGTAGATGGATAAGCTGCTACTCTTGCACCTTTCCATGCGTTAGCATCTGCTTCTGCATGAGCTGCATTTTCTTCTGCTGTCCAATCTACAACTTCTGTAGTTGTTGTTCCATCTGCATGATGGGTTACTATTGTGTTTTTTTCTGCTGCCATTTTGTTTCTCCGTTATTATTTTATTATTATATCTGTTATTTATGTTATCGTTATTTAAGTCCGTAAACTCTAATTGACCCAGCATCAAAAGTAGCTCCGCTTGACCAACCAAAAGAGATTGATGTTACCGATGTTGTAAATGCGTTATTATTACCTAATCCTCCTGACAAAAAAGCTACTGGTTGTGATGGTACAGCCATATCATTAGGAAGAAAAGCAGTATAAGTACCAGTAGCTAGTTCAATGTTTGAAAATGATGTCCACCTAAAAGATGAGGGTATACTATAGTTACCTAACCCATATGCACCTCCAGTATTAGGAGTAAATTGTAATGCTTGACTTGTTCCAGAACTATGGCTTACTTGTTGAGTTGTTATTAATACAAATTTAAATCCAGTTAAAGATATAGTACCTGTAGTATGAGATTCTCCTGAAGTAGTAGTTAATGTAGATAATAATGTCATACCACCACCACCTGGTGCTGCCCAAGCATTATCACCTCTTAAAAATGTAGAACTAGATGCTGTTCCTGTTGCTGATAACTCTGCTATACCAATAGCATCATCTGCCATTAAAGCATTTGTTATTTGACTATCATTTACTTTAGCTGTGGTAACAGTATCGTCTTGTATTTGACTAGCACCTGTAGAACCATTTATTGTTGTTGCCATTAGACAGTTGCTCCCTTTAATTCATCTACAGTAGTCATACTATCTACTTGGTTTGTAATATCTCGTAATCTTTGTTTTTCTGTAACTATGTCTGATGTATCTGAACCAGATTCTTGAGCTTGCATAAATAATATATCTTGTGCTTCTAATAAAGGTTTTCTTTGTTCACGAAGTTTGTTTTTAGTTATATCTTTAGCTTTGCTAATATCTATTGTTATTTCAGAATCCCAAATCCATGCATTTCTAAAAGACCTATCACTTGATATTGTGTTTACATCTACTATGTTATATTCTTTGCTAGCTGGAACATCTTTAGCAGCAATTTCTTCTATAGATAAACCACACTCATCAGTAGGAATTAATATTGCTAAAGTTCCTTCATCTGTTGTATATATTATTCTTGAATTCATTTTATTTTCCTTATCTAAATATTGCAATAGTTATTTCAATTTGGTCACGAGAACTACCACCTGGAGTTGTTGATCGAATACGACAAGATGATGCTGACCAATCTGGTCGTGTAGTATCATTAGAGCCATTTCCTGTAACAACACTTTCTACCCTTCCAGAACATAGACTTACTGAATAATTATCATCTGGCATAGCAGTTGCAAAATTTACTGTAAAATCTCCTTCACCATTATCTGAAAGACTAGAAACATTACCATTGCCACGAACACTAACTGTTCCATTAGTATCAAGATTTGCCCATGCTCTTGCAGAGTATGATGGAGCAGAACCTGATGCTGTTGATAGTTTTGCTGCTGCTGGTAAATCTGTTAAAGCCGAGCCATTGAGTGCTGGCAAAGTACCAGATAATCTAGCCATTGGTAAAGTACCAGTTGCAATATTACTAGCATTTAAAGCTGTTAAAGCAGAGCCATTGAGTGCTGGTAATGTAGCTGGGAATCTAGCATCTGGAACTGTGCCTGATGTTAAATTTGATGCGTTTAAAGCAGTTAAATTAATATCACTTGTTAAAGCCATTGTGCCTGTTGTTGCAGGTAATGTAATTGTATTAGTTCCTGCTGCTGCTGGAGCTGATACTGTGATCACTCCACTTGTATCACCTGTTAATTTTATACTAGCCATTATTCATTTTCCCAAGTTAAAGTTTCTTCATTCCATGTGTAACGCCCATCATCATCTGGATAAGGTGTTGGTGCTTCCCAATGACAAGTAGTTTCATTTAAAGTCCATGATGGATAAGGTTGAGGTGCATAAAAAGCATCTTTTGTTTCGTCATATGTATGACCAACTCCAGCATAGTTTTTTCTAAAGTTACTATTGTATGAAGTCTGTACCCATACAGTAGTATTATCGTTATATAAGTTGTGTAAAAAAGTTATACCTAATGCTTCTTGTTCTTCATTATTTTCATCTAAAATATCTTCATTATTAACTACTATAACTTGAGTTACTATGTTATTTTCTATTTGTGTAAAATGTGCCATATATTATCCTTTTATTGGTATTGGTAACGAATGATAACAATACCTGAACCGCCTGCAGCACCATCAACCCTTGAACCGCCACCACCTCCACCACCACCAGTATTTGCTGTACCAGAACCAGGAGTTCCAGCGTTAGTACCAGCTCCGCCACCGCCATTACCACCAGCACCAACTGGACCAGCACCTTCAGGAGCACCACCTCCACCACCAGCTCTATATACTGAAGAACCTGAAATGCTTGAAGCTAATCCTACACCACCATCTCCACCACCAGAAGGTGTACCGTTAGTACCTACAGCACCAGCTCCGCCACCGCCACCTGTACCATAATAAGGTGCTGAATGACCAGCTGTTCCTCCTGCATTACCTTGACCTGCAGTACCAGCTGCACTACCAGATGTACTACCACCAGTACCACCACCTGAACCACCAACATTACCTAATGACATTGCACCACCACCACCACCACCAATTGAAGTGTATGATGAAAACACAGAATTAGCTCCGTTAGTACCTTTACCACTAATACCAACTCCACCAGCTCCGCCACCGCCAACAGTTATTGAATAGGATGTTTCAGAAACAGACAGACCTGTGGCAGTTAAATAACCACCTGCACCTGCTCCACCACCATGATACCCAGCACCACCACCTGCTCCACCTGCAACAACTAGGTAATCTACTGTACCAACATCTCCAAGTTGAGTTACTGCAAATGTACTAGAACCTGTAAATGAATGAACTTTAAAATCGCCATCAGTAGTTATAGTTCCACCTGTAGCAATCATAAAAGACTCACCATTTGTGCCTTGTAACATTCTAAAGCTAGTAAACATTAAGCGTACCCTGTTCCTGCTTGATTAGCATACCAATAAGTACCATCTGAAACAAATACATATATTTCTATTGCAGTTGCCGCTGTTGGTGCAGAACCACCATTCCACTTAATAGTTCCTCCCCAAGTAATTAGGTTAGCTCCAGAATGAATAATAGTGAATGATTTACCTGATGTTACAGTAGGCATAGTAATAGTCATTGTTCCAGAACAAGAATATAATGTACCATCATTATTTAAATCAGGTGTAAACGAACCAGTCTTGGTTGTTTTAGTTTCAGTAACTGCTTCTAAAGTAATATTACCTGTAAGAGTTCCTCCAGCTAAAGGTAGTTTAGTAGCATCTGCTGGTAAATTAGTTAGTTGAGAACCATCGCCTGAAATACCTGTTGAATTAATTGTAGCTCTTGTAGTACCGCTTGATTGTATTTGTACAATACCAGAAGTATCAGAAGTTAAAATTAATCCACTACTTGTATCTGCGTTTATTGTTGTTGCCATATTATACTACCACCCAGTTTTGACCAGAAGGAACAGTAACTGTGACACCGCCTGCTACAGTAATTGGTCCAGCCGATATTCCATTATAATTAGTTTGAAGTGTTATATTTGTTGCGACTGTGTTTGAGTTTTGATATATACCATTAGAAGCAAGAGGTGCTGGAAATGATGTATTACCATCTGCATCTTTTGCTATTGCTTTACTTGCTGGATAAGTAGCAAACACATCACTTGTTCCAGATAAAGTTATTTTAGATCCACTATTGCTAGATTCTAAAACTGTATCTCTTGATAGAGTTGTGCCTGATAAAGTATAAGTACCTAAACCTGTTTCCCAGTTTGCACCACTTACAAGTGTGTAGTAAGTAGTGTTTGTATTACCAATTGCAGTAAAGGCTTGAAAACCATCTGAAGCACCTGCAAGTGTAACTGTGCCAGTACCTGTAGTAGTAGTCGTTTCTTTGACTCTGTCTTTAAATACAAGTGCCATGATTAATCCTCTATGCTAATGTTACTGATAAGTTACCAGCAGTGATCTTAAAAATATCCCCTGAATCAATTGTTTTAGGAGCATCTAAAGCTGTATGGTAAAGCATGTTGCCACTAGAAGCTGCATCCCAAAGACCAATCCATCCGACTGTTCCCCAATTAGCTGTTGCTGTTGGAAATGTTGCTGTTGCATCTGTTACTACCGCACCTGAAGTTCCAGAAGCTGTTGCAAAAGAAGAAGCAACTCTAGCGTAAGAACCACCAGAAACTTCTGCACCAGTACCTGCATCTGTAGGGTCTGCTGTGTGTAAAGAAATGTAAGGGTTATCTACTGCTGTAAATGCTACCCCATTGAGTGTTTCGTTAAGAAGTTTAACTTCTAAATAATCTGACATATTCGCCATTGTGTTTTACCTCGTAGTTGTTGTTATAGACATTGGATGAGCAGGAAATTCCCCCTCATCATCTGATTTACTTAAAGAACTGACCCCTCTATCGTACAATGTTGCCCAAGTGCCAATCCTCTCGTCATTCATCAAGAATGGCTCTGCTTCACCAAGTGCTGCATAAAGCAGTAAATCAGGTGTATTTGCTAACCAAAGGTTTGATGAAACTGTTGAACTCATATATGGTGGCTTCACATAGTAGAGCATTTGTAATGTATCTGTTGCAGAGCCAATCGGAGCAAATCTAAATTCGCTTCCTAATGCAGTATAAAAAGTAGGTAATCCTGTTGTTAATGCTCTTGTATTTCTAAAGAAATTACTAGGCGACTGGAAAGTAACAGTTCTTATAGGGTCGCTAGAAGATATATGTATATCTTTCATAGCTAAAAAATCTGCTGGTATTTCTACTGTGCCATCAGTAGAGTCAATAGTAGTTGTTGCTATTTGTAACATTTGTCTTATACGCAAATCTCTACTTAACCTATCTTCTGCTAACCTAATAAATTCAGGTATTGTTGCAGTTAGATCACTACGAGCTAAATAATTTGCTATCGTAGTTTGTAGTGTTGCGTAATCAGTAAAAAATGCCATTTATATTCTGCCCTGTTTTGTTCTAAAAAATCTGTTGTCTGGATGATTTAAAAATTCTTTAAATTTTTTCATATCTAATATTTGAAATCCTTGCATAATCTGTTTATGGTTTAGATCATCAATAACTGTCATGGGTATAGATGCAATTTTGTTATCAAACATATCATCACCCCACCCTGTGGATTTAGTAATAATTTCTTCTTTGTTTGTTTCAATAATATCTGTTACATCTTGTTTTGTTTCTATCACATAACCATCATTATCATGGTCATCGTGTTTTATTTGGTGTCTGTATTTTATTGGTTGTGACCAAGCACTTTTAAATTTTTTCTTATTGTCTGCCATAATTATCCTTAAAAGATATGCCCACCGAAGTGGGCTATATCAATACTTAATGTGTAATTAAGCTGTTAAATCAGCAACGATTGCATGAGCTGCTTCGTTACTTACTTGCAGAGTTACCTCTGTAAGCATTTGGTGCATTTCAGCATCACCAGTTTTAGCCAATAGGTTAGACTGAAAAGGTCTTAATGTTGCTAGAGCCAACATTGTTGGATCTAAAATAAGAGCCTGTTCACCATTGTTAGCTGCATAATCAGAAGTCATAAATCTTTCTGGAATTACTGAAAGCATACCAAAATCTGATAAATACACATCGGCTGCACCTACAATAGATGCTGCTTTTGTAGTAGTACCAGCGTTAGGTGTAGAAACACGATTAGCTGCAATACCAGCAAAAGCTGATACTTTAACTTTTTGGTTAGGTGGAACAACCAACATAGTTGGAGTACCGCCAGCATTAAACGCTGCTTTCATAGCAGTTTTTAAAGATGCTTCTGTAAACGCATTAGTATTACCTGTTAATGATTTAGTTCTAATTGCAGAACCTGGAGGTGCTGCTGGTGCGGCTGGAGCTGTAGGTCCAGCAGATGCTGTACCAACTGAAGTCCAGTTAGTTCTTAACCAAGTTTGTAGAGATGCCATCTTTGGTGCTGTACCACCTGCTGCTGTTACTGGTGCAATGTTACCAAGAATAGCAAATTCTATATCTCGTTTTAGTTCTTGTCCTGCTTTAGCTAATTGATAAGCAGTAGATGTTTTTCTACCAGCTAAATCAACTGCATCAAGAGTGCCAGAAACATTTACTGTTTTACCCATAATTTGAGTTCTGTTAGTAGCTCTAACTGTAGGAACGGCTGTAAATGCTGCTGCTACAGCACCTTCTTGCAGAGCTGTATTAGCTGCTGCACCTAGTGTATCTGTTTGCCATTCATGAAGTGTTGCTGTTGCTTTTGTTTTTCCGATTGAAGAAACTACAGGAGTTTCTGTCGGAGCAATATTGTATATGGTGTTGGATAAATCCTCACGCATACCAATTGCTTGATAAGTATGAAATTCTGCTGCTGCCATTGTTATTTTTCCTTAAATAAAGTTTTCAAATAAAGCTGCTGCATCTCTGGCATCGCCAGATTGCAATAACTTCCGTTGTTGTTTTTTAGTTCTATCTGTTACAGTCTGCTTTACTTTAGCTCCACCTTTCATTGTCTTTGGAGCATTAGCTACTTTCTTTTTAACGCCAGCTTTACCTGCCATTAATTTATCGTATTGTGCAGCTTTATGTAACACTAAAACATGGCGTGAATCATAGACTTGAGATAACTCATCATCTGTGAATCCAACCTTTTTTCCATAATTGCGAATCTCATTTCTGATCTGTTCGCCTTTGGCTTTGTCTGAAAACTCTGGCAAGGATTGTGTCAGCTTTTGTGCTTCGCCTTCTACATACTTCTGCATATTTGCTGACCTATCCGATTCTTGCTCTTGAGCAATTCGTTGTCTTTCAGCATTTACTTGTTGTAGTTGGTCTTTTTTCTCGGTCATTTCTGCGACCTTAACTGCATATCCTATTGGGTCGTTCTCTTTCATAGCTGCTAAATCTTCTGGACTGTCATTACTGCCAACCAAGAATTGTTCAACTGCTTGAAGTCGTTGAGCATAGTCATCCCTAACTTTTCTAGCTTCAATAATAGCTTTAGCTTCTTGGTCTATGACCTTACGCTGTTCAGCTACTTCTTGAGTCTTTTTAGTATAGTCGCTGCCAAGTTGATAAGATTTCTTAAGTTCATCAAGGGTAACTTCTTTTTCTTCACCAGCCGCTTTGACTGTGAAAGTTTGTTCTTCCTCAACTACTTCTTCATCCTCAATCTCGGAGTCATCTTCAGATTCTTCTGTATCATTATCAGCTTCTTCAGCTTCAAACTCTACATCTTCTTCTTCTGTTTCCTCTACTTCTGCTTCTTGTGTATCTTCTTCCTTTTCAGTTGGTTGCTCTTTCGAGTCCTCTGGTGCGGATAACATACCCTCAAATGCAGATGTTGCATCATCTATTGTTATAGGGTTATCATTCCCACTTCCAACTTCTGGAGTCGTGGTTTCTTCACTCATTGTATTTCCTTAATCGCCATCTAGGTGTGGCATTACCATACAGGCTATATGCCTATAATATTGTCCATGATTTATCCTTAATCTTGTCGCTATCGACTACAGATTGAAGTCTAGTCATCATGTTATTTGTTGCTTTAATCCTGTGATAAGCTCGTTCTCTTATAGCTACATCTTCTGGATTAGAGTTTTCTATTTCTGCGTAACACTCTTTAATCATATCTTGTATTTCATTAAGAAATGACTCGGTATTTAATACGCTATTAATTTCAGCTTTTTTATC